AGGAGAGTCTAATCTAATGGCTGGTGCATTTCCAATATCTACTGCTCAATTCACAAGTTTAGGAATTAAATCAATTCAAAATACTATTATCTCTAAATCTGTATCTGGTAAGAAATTATCAAGACAAATAGATGGGCAAAGATGGGGATTTACTGCTCAGATAATCACAGCTAAACGATCTGATGTTTATGGCGAACTTATGGCATTTATTGTTAAACAAAGATCAGGCAAAGAAAACTTTACAATAGTGCCACCAGAAATTGAAGATGCTAGAGGTACAGCTAGTGGAACTCCTAATGGTACAGCATCTGCTGGGGCTACATCAATTACATTAGGTGGTAGTGGTACAGGCACATTAAAAGCTGGAGATTTTATTAAATTTACTAATCACGATAAAGTTTATATGGTCGTTGCAGATCAATCAGATATTTCAACAGGCTCACTTACTATTGAGCCACCTTTAATTACATCAGTTTCTTCAACGGATATTCAATATGATAATGTTCCATTTAATGTTTATCTAACTAACGATATTCAAGAATTTGGTGTTGTAGGTGCAGATAAAGATGGTAATGCTTTATATCAATTTGAATTTGATGTAGAAGAAGCACTTTAATGAAAAAATATAAGATAGTACACAGAATAAGTGCCGACTTTATTGCAGAAGCTATTGTTAATGAAGATGAAATAGATACTTCAATTAATGATCTTAAAGAGTATAAGAAACCTAATAGCAAATTTGAATATACTATGTTAAAAGGTACAGAAAGTGTAACTCAAACTAATTACGAATTATATGACGAGAAGCCTAACAACAGCGATAAAGAACCAATTAGCAACAAATGATATTCGACCAGTACATCTTATCACTATTGGGTTCAGCACTCCTGTTAATTTTACTGATTGTTCCTTTTCGCTAACATCAGATATTTCAGGCTCATCAGTTACTTATAACGCATCAGATTTTGTATTAGGAATATCAGATTTTTCAGAACAAACAGATGTAAGTAAATCTAGTATTAGTTTAACTTTATCAGGTGCAAATCAAACATTTATCTCAACAGTATTAAATGAAAATGTCATTAATGATGAAGTTAGTATTTATAGAGGTTTATTAGCGAGTGATAATACCTTAGTGCCTGACCCTTTTTTACTTTACAAAGGAAATATAGAAAATTTTGAAATTCAAGAAACAGAAACATCTAGTGCAGTAGCATTATCTATCGTATCGCATTGGGCTGACTTTAATAAGAAGAATGGCCGTAAAACAAACAACACATCACAACAAAGATTCTTTAGTACAGATGTTGGTATGGATTTTGCATCTCAAACAGTACAAGATATTAAATGGGGTAGATCATAATGCAAGATATTATCTCTCTTTACAGAAACTATAACAGATATGATGATTGCTCAGATAATGATTTAATTAGTTATCTTATGCCTAGTATATCTTTAAATCAATTTAAGAAACACTACGATAATAATAAATTAATAGGATTTACTAACTGGGGTTTATTATCTGATAAAGCACATAATCAATTTAAACAAACAGGATTGATAGATAATAAAGATTGGAACTCAGGAGATAATCTTTGGCATATAGAAACAATCTGTAAATATAATCTCAAAAACATTATGAAGTGGACTAAATCATTCTTAACTAAACAATTTGGAATAGGCAAAGAGATTAATTGGATAAGAATTAAAGATAATAAAATTGTTAGAACTGTAACAAGAACAACTAAAGAGGCTTGGTTATAATGGGTGGATTTGTAGGAAAAGTTATAGGTACTGTTGCTAAAGCATCAAAATTTTTTGGAAATATGAATCCTTTGGTGTCTTTAGGTATAACTTTGTTTATATCTTGGGCATTAAGACCAAAAGTTCCTGAAATACAAGATTTTGGAACTAACCAATTTGATGACTTTGAAAGAGGATTATTAATTAACAAACAATCTAACGACTCTAATATTCCTGTAATTTATGGAGAAAGATTAACAGGTGGAACTAGAGTGTTCATGGAAACTTCAGGAACAGATAATACTTATCTTTATATGGCTATCGTTATGGCAGAGGGGGAAATAAACGATATAACAGAAATTAGAATTGATGATAAACCTGTTACATTTGCTAGTGGCTTTTCAGATGGTACAGCAGTTGAAGTTGATAGTTCAGATAGTAATTTTTATAAAGATTCAGAAAGTTTAATTAGATTAGAGCCTCATTATGGAACAGATGGTCAATCAGCATCAACATTATTATCTACATTAGATAGTTGGGGAAGTAATCATAAACTAAGTGGCTTATGTTATTTAGCATTAAGGTTTAAATGGAATCAAGACGCATTTACTGGTATTCCAAAAGTACAAGCTAAAATACAAGGTAAAAAAGTTAGAACTTTTAATGCAAGTTTAGTAGAACAATCAGCTAGTTATGAAACTAATCCAGCATGGTGTTTATTAGATTATTTAACAAACACAAGATATGGAAAAGGATTACAAGATTCAGAAATAGATTTACAAAGTTTTTATGATGCCTCAGTAATTTGCGAAACTCAAGTAACACCATATTCAGGTGGAAGTGATATTAATATTTTTGATATAAACACAGCCTTAGATACTTCTAAAAATATAATAGAAAATGTTAGAGAGTTATTAAAAGGCTGTAGAGGTTATTTGCCTTATAATGCTGGTAAATATAATCTTGTTATAGAAACAACCGGTACAGCAACTATTACATTAACTGAAGATGATATTATAGGTGGTTATTCATTATCAACTCCACCTAAGAATGAAAGATATAATAGAGTTATTGTTGGATTTGTAGACCCTGATAGAAACTATCAAGTTAATGAAGCACAATTTCCACCGGTAGACGATTCAGGATTACCAAGTGCAGATCAACACGCAACAATGAAAGCACAAGATGGTGGATTTTTATTAGAGGGTAGATTTAATTTCACAACATTAACAAATCAATATCAAGCTGAAGAAATGGCTGAAGTTATTTTAAGAAGATCAAGAGAGGCTTTATCTTTAGGTCTTAATATTAATTTTAATGCTTATGATTTATCTATTGGAGAAATCGTAAATATTACACATAGTTCTATGGGCTTTAGTGCTAAACCTTTTAGAGTGATTGGTATTACATTTAATCAAGATTTTACAATAGGATTATCTTTAGTCGAACATCAAGATAGTCATTATACTTGGGCTACTAAGACACAAGCACCAACTATACCAACAACTAATTTACCTAATCCATTTTCTATTTTACCACCAGCAAGTTTAACTTTAAATGATGACTTAGTAGAATATTCTGACGGAACTGTTTTAACTAGATTATTAATTAACATAGGAGAATCTACTGACCAATTTGTTGAAGATTATGAAGTAGAAGTAAAACAAACATTAGATAAAAATGGCAACGCAGTAACAGAAGATTATAAATTAGTAGGAGAGGGTAAATCTACTCAATATCAAGTTCTCAATGTAATTGATGAGGCCACATATTCAGTTCGAGTTAGGGCAATCAACGGACTTGGAGTTAGATCAACATTTGTTACAGATACTAGAAAAATAATTGGTGCTACAGATACTCCACAAGATGTTGAATCATTTAATATTTCAATGGTAGGGTCAAATCAAATGCAACTTCAATGGAAATCCGTTGCAGATTTAGATATTGAATTTTATGAAATTAGATACTCTGTAGGTGCATCTCCTGTTGAATGGTTTGATACAACTAATTTAGTACAAGTACCTAGAAGAAAATCAAACTCTGTAACTATAAATGCACTTAAACCACCATATCATTTATACATAAAAGCTGTGGACAAATTGGGCAACGAGTCAGCAAACCCCAGTATCATATCATCTAATGTAACTCGATTAGATGCTTTTGAAGATATTGCTACAATTAATGAAGAACCAACTTTTACTGGAACTTATACTAATACATTTTTAGGTGCAGATAATAATAATAACCCAGCAGTTACTTTAGATACTATTTCTCTTTTTGATGACAGGGCTGGAGATTTTGATGATGCTGATAGTTCTGGTTTCTTTTTTGATACAGGGGGAATAGCAAATAATATTCAATCATCTGGTAATTATTTATTCAATAACACATTTACTTTAGATGCTATTTATGATGCTACTTTCCAAGTAGAATTAACTATGCAATCTGATGACCCTTATGATTTATTTGATTCAGGTCGTGGGTCTTTGCTTTTTGACAATGCTAAAGCACCCTTTGACGGAAATGCACCTACTAACAATACAGCTTTAATTTCTGTAGGAAGTTCAACTACAAGTCTTGGAGATATATCTAGCTTCACAACAGTAGCACAACAAGGAACATTTAAAGGAAGATATTTTAAATTTAGAGTAGATTTAAGTTCATTAGATAATAAAGCTAAACCATTGGTTACAGGATTACAAGTTAAATTAGTATTAGAAAAAAGAACAGAAACTGGAGATGATGTATCATCAGGATTAACTACCAAAACAATTACATTTACCAATAATTTTTATCAAACTCCAAACATTTCAATTACTGGTCAAGATTTAGATTCTGGCGATTATTGGGTAATCACAAATAAATCAAAAACAGGATTTGACATAGTGTTCAAAAACAGTAGTAATACAATAATTGATAAAACTTTTGACTATCAAGCAATCGGTTATGGATTGCAAACTTAATAAAAAAGGAGTATAAGAAGTTATGGCACAAGTTTCAGATGTATCGTTGGCAAACCAGAGTTTCGGAACATTCCGTTCTGAACTTAACTCAATTTTAGAAGCCTTAAATACCAATCATATTGGTGCTTCAAGACCAGCATCAGCAGTAGCTGGTAGTATCTGGCTAGACAACTCAGTAACCGACACCATTTCTATTAAGCTGTTTGACGGAACAGATGATTTAGAATTATTTAGTATCAATACATCAACAAATGCAATAACCCTACCAAGTGGAGTATCAGTTTCGGAAACTGACCCTAATTCAATTCCATTTGCAGTAGCTTTAGGAAGTTAAGGAGAAAATATGGCAAATAATTTTAATGATGCACAAGTAAGTCTAACAGATGCAACTCTGACAGATGTTTATACTGCGTCAAACAAATCTTTAGTTATTGCTGGAACAATCTCTAATACCACAACAACATCAATGAATGTATCAATCAAGAAATATGATAACTCAGCAACTGCTGGAAAATTCATATTCAAAGATGTACCATTACCAAGTGGTTCATCACTAGAACTGCCAAAAATAGTTTTAGCAAGTTCTGACAAGGTACAAGCACAAACTGATGATGCTTCTGGTAATTGTGATGTTCATTTGCAATTATTAACTGATGTATCGTAAGGAGTTTAAATGGCTTATATAGGTAAAGTTCCAACAGCAGT